AGGTGTGCGCCCCAGATGTAGAAATCTACTTGCCCTCCGCTGTAATGATCTACAGATACCGAAATATTTGTACATCCAGAAGGAGCCGTAAATGTAATAACCTGTTGCTTAAACTCAGTAGAACTGAAATTAGACCAGTCTGCTTTTGCAATTTCTGCGCTGTTTGACGCATCGTATATGCGATATTTAGGAGTGTCAGCGCCACCAGCATCTTTACCCCAAAAAGAAAACGTATAAGTTGCTCCAGCAACTACCGTTACATTCCGATTTTCTAAGTAATGGTTATGGTCAACAGATGTAAACCTGTAGGCTGAGGTTCCTTCAAACGGCCCTGTTACTGTTTCTGATGACAAGGCATCGCTTGGCAATTTAAGCCATCCAGCATTACTAAAATCCTCAGAGTACGTCAGCAGATTATGCGGCCCCCATTTAATAACAGGCATCTCTCGGACGCTTACGTTGTCTACATAAAAGGCAGCCGTGCCGCCTCTGAAGCCCAACTCAAAGGTGGATGAGTCAGCAATATAAACGTATTCATAATTGCCACTTGCTGAGTGCGATTGAAGCGATTGTTCGCCGTCCATAAGCGAAGGAGTGCCGCCGGAAACGTCTATCAATGTGAAGGTGACAATGTATGTCTTACCTGCTTCAACAGCTACGTCTTGGCTTAACGCAACAGTGACACTTGATCCGCTGTCGTATGATGCGCCCCTGCTAGACCAAACCCAACCCGCTCCTGACCAGCCATCAATGCTATCCGTAAACGAACCATTGGTAACAAGCTCAGGCCCATAGCCGTCCGTCATAGTGGCATTGCCAGCTCGGGCGTGGGTTATGGCACTGGAGAGTGATGTGTGACCCGGATACTTGTTCCTTATGAAGTCAGCAGTGAACCCCGGAATCTTGCCGGCAACGCTGTAAATTGAACGTACTTGCTTTAAGCGCTGTAGCGCAACCCCGAGTCCGATACTCATATCAAGTCACCAGTGCGTGGATGCCAGTTGCTGTCGTGCCAGAAGACTTTACTCTACTCACAGAGCAGGTCAGGTAGAAGTTGTCAGGCACAACTACCGTGCGCTCGTTGCCGTCCTTATTTAAAAAGACAACTGTGCCGCCGACCTCAATGTAGAGACCAACTGCGATGTTTCCGGTGCCGACGTTATCAGTCGAGTCGCTGGCGCTGACCTCGAGCATGTCGTGTACGAGGCCAAACTCGTTCGGCCCGCGGTTGTGGAATGGATTAGCCATTAGATTATCCTCAGTAGTGAATTACTTGCGCTTCTTAGCCGGCTTCTTAGCTGTCTTAGCCGCCTTCTTAAATGCTTTAGCGGTAGGCGCGCCTTTCTCTCCAGCCTTTCGCATCTTTTCGCCAGAGCCTGCCTTAATCCGTTTGCGCTTTGCTTGGATGTTTGCATAAAGCCCCTTTTTACTTGGCATAGCCCTTTCCTCGCTTCTTGGCCCGGCACTTACCGGCAGCCTTGCATAAGGATGGTGTTGGACAGCCTGCACACGGCTTCATTTTACTTGCCACGTTTCTTCCCCTTTCTTTTCTTACCGTAACCACATGCCATTTACTTTCTCCTCGACTTAGTGCCTGCGCACTTCCAGCGCTTACGAGACAGCCGTAGCGGTGAGTTAGGGTTGGCAGCCGCTTTCGGGTGTTTCTTCATCTGACCAGAAGAGCGCGCACAATAGGCGTCGCCTTTACTGGTTCCGGGCCTTACTCGCGGCTTGCCATCCTTGGCCTTTCCGGCTTGCCCATACGAAACTTTCTTGCCGGAGGCCGTTACCTTTACTTTTGCCTTACCTTTTCTCGGTGTAGCCATTATATCACTCCCCTAGCAAGCCGCGGGGATAAAGCAGATCAAAGCGATTTCGCTCTGGATATGTAATCAGGTGCCCTCGATCAGTAAGGCGGTACATTTCCTGCTCTCGATTCGGTATATCTTGCGTTAAGTAGTACGGAGTAGCGAGCCGCTCTTCCATTGTCATCGCCTGACGGGCCTCTGTGTTACGAGACTCAACCTCGCCTCCGAGACGGTTATAGCTCTCTTGCTCAGTCTCGTTAAGCCTTAACGTATTTCTTCGCTTGCGCTCTTCGACCGCCGAGATAGCTTCCTGATTTTTTGGATTCGCGTCATACCTGTTAAGTTTGGCTTCTGCGTTACGCATGAGACGCTTTATGTCAGAGCCCACCTCATCGAGCCTTTCTTGCCCTTGAGCGTATATGAACTGATCGTCACCCTTAGTCTGCAATAGGCGGGAGATAACTTTGCCGGCTCGTTGTGCGTAGTCTAAGGAAGCCTGCCCCCTGCGTGGAGGAGACCCAATCTCACTAATGACATCGTCGCTGAGCCGATACCAAAAGTCGCTGTTGAATAGGTCTTTAGGACGGCCAATGTTTTGCATGCGGTATAGCGTCTCTGCCGGCCGCAACGCTCTTAGCTCGTCTAATATTTCTGTTCGTTTGTATGCGGTTTCTTCAAGGCCATAATCGAAGGCGTCTTGAAACTCTTGGCGATTGATCATTCCGGCGATACGTTGCGCGCTTTCGGCATTCCCGCCCTTCGCGAATCCTTCAGCTTGCTGGATCATGTGCTGCAACTCGTGCAGCATGATATTGCGTGAGGCGTCCTCTGAGCTTGCAGCTAATGGGTTAAGTGTAAGCTCTCCAGTATTTGGATCGTAATAACCGCCAGCTTGGTGCATAGTCCCCGGATCAGTCATCGCCATATTATTAACTTTCACGTCCTGCAAGAACGGGTAGTTACGGAAAAGCTCTGGGTGCTCAAGGATACCGCCCACCGTGGTTTGTATAGGAGCTGCATCTAAAGTTGGATTTTGCCCGAATGGGAATGGCGTTGATTTTGCAGTTGCGTCAGAGATTTCAGAGCGTACCCTGCCGTCTGCGCCTCTGAACAGCCCGGTCTCAGCTAAAATTTCGCGCTGACTCTTTCCAGCTTCTTCCATCTCCTGATGGCGGCGCATTTGCTCAAAGTTAAAGTTACGAGCACTTGGCCCGATAAACATTCCCTTCGCAGCTCCAGCAAGAATGTCACCGCCTACTGGTATCGCCCCCAATAGACCTAAACCACCGAGCAGCGCTGCCTCACCGTAGTTGCCCTCGCTAAATGCATCACGAGCCTCAGCAAAACCCTTTACATCGCCTACAATCGGCGTGAAGTCAGCCAAGTTAGATAGGCTGGAAGCCATTTGGTTAGCAGTGTAGTCAGACTCAGTGGCGCCGATGTCCTTCAGGAAATTAGCCGCATTCTGTACGGCGCTATCGATTAGGCCGGGCTCGTACGGCTCTAATTGAGGTAGGCTCGCTAAGAACTCTGGAGTCTTAGCCTCTGCCTCCTGTGGCGCCATCAATGCTGTTAGACCCAAAGCCCCTGCTGCTGTACCACCGAGGACGTTGGAGCCTTTGTACTCAGGGTCGAATGCGGCGAACAGGGAGCGAACATTGCGAGGGTCAAACGTGACCGCTTCAGGCGCTAAAGAGCCTCGCTCCCCTGCTTTACTACCTGCGTACCCCATACCCTCAAGAGTTTCATTCAGGATGCGCTGGCCTTCTCTGCCGCTAATCTCAGGCCGCAAATCGAATGCGTCAGCACGCTTAATGTAGTCTCCACGCAACAATAAAGGCATGACATTGCCGCCCTCAGCATAAGGGCTTGGATATCCTGCAAATACAGACGCCTTAGATGGGCTAGGGGTAGTGTAAACACCCGGCCCCATTTTGCCTTTTGCGCTGGGTCTGAACTGCGTAATGTCCGCTTCTGTGCCGTGATATTGGACGTCACTAGGGTCGAAGCCCATAGCCTCGGCACGCTGCATACGAGACGCTGTATCCATTGGGAGGTCGCCAGAAGCAATGCGCTCGGCCACCTGCTCGGGGTACCCGGTAGCGATTAGTTCATCAAGAATGCCGCGTAAGCGTTCGCCAATTGCCATGAAGCCTCCAATACGAAGCCCCGATTATATCAGACAATGCCTTTTAGGTTACGCCTTATGGGAGAACCCCAATCTGAGAACTCTTTCCTGCCTATCGCAAGGTATCGGAAGGCATCCGCACAGTGTGATGTCCAGTCGTGCAACGGCCTCTCAGCCCACACCTGCATGGTCTCATTGTACTGCCGGCGATACTGCCTAAGACAATCGATACCCTTCTCACACTTGTCCTTATCGAAGTAGCACATATCCAGTAGCGACCTGACCGCTTGGATGCCGTCGTCTACGTTTAGCTGCGGGGCAATCGATACCGGGGTTACGCGTAAGTTATCCAATACCTCTAACCGTGACCGGCCGCTGCCTAGCTCCCTAACCCTGACATCGTGAGGCAAGATATGCTGCTCGTAAATATAACCCTTCTCTTGCAGAATACGTGCGTAGTGATCAAGGCCCACCCCGGCGTTCTCGTAGTAATCAATAAGCCTCACCTCTGGACCGACAAACTGCGCAAACCAGATAGCAGTAGAGTCACCGACTCCTAAGTCCCACGCCGTCACCACGCCCACTGAGCGCTCGTAGGGGACACGATCTATCCTGCCCTCGTGTAACGCGTTAGCCATCTCATTCGTGTAGTAGGCGCCTTCTGAGAAGATCCTGAAGTCACCCTCCCAAATATGATCATAGACATCCGGGCGTTTCTTTAGGTCTTGTTGGCGCTCCTGCTCCAATACCGCTGGAAACCACGGGTTATCCCGCCAATTCATCTCAACGATCTTGCATTGCTCGGGCTCAGTTACCCGGAATCGATTATGCGTTGCGGATTTTTTGTTTTCAGGATTCCACGTTACCCATATCTCTGAGTCGTCCTCTCGCACTGTAGGGATAAGCTTTTGCCATGCCGTCTCAGTAACTGTCTCTGCCTCGTCCACCCAGCACAGAAGAATACGAGCCTTAGACTTAATGCTATCGAGGTTCCTGCGTAAGCCAGAGAATACGTAGCTAATCCGCCCATCCCGGCTGCGTATGTATCGCTCGCCTATCTCGTAGTAGTCCATGAGACAGGGAACAGAGCGGATGGCTGACTTCACCTCCTCCATAGAGGATTCATCGAGAGAGTTTAGGTGTTCTCGTGCGCACAGTATCTGGCCTTGCTTGCCAGCCACACCCCAGCGCATGCCCCATACAGCAGTCATTAGAGCGAACGAGCGAGTCTTAGCGCTTCCCCGGCCACCGTATGAGCAACGGTATCTAGCTTCCCCGGTAAATAGGTCGGCTAGTTTAGGCGGTAGTTCAATCGAGACCTTTTGCGACAAGTTCAATCACCATTGGTGGAGTCATGGAACCATCGCTACTAGTGAGATCTGCATCCACTTGCTTGAGATCAGGTAGCGTCTTAGCGAGCATCTTGAGCCTCAATTCAGCCTGTGTCTTCTTCTGCTGAACCTTAGCTGCGAAGTGCTGGTCCTCTTCAGGGTCCAGCTCACCGATTTGATCAATTAAATCAAAGATGTAGTCGGCCTTACCCCTAATGCTTAATGCGCGCCTGTTCTCTTCATCTTTAACAGCGCGTACCTTTTGCCGTCTTGTCGTTGCCACCGTCCTAATCCTCGTCTGGGTGCGGTATTGAGTCGGCCCAGTACAGCCCCATGCTGTGTCCTGCCCGTATCTCGCCGTCCATAATGTCACTGAAAGTAAGAGGCCACGATTCCACAGTCATGTCGTCAAATGCGACAAGCACCGTTCTTTCGTTCTTAGGCATGTTGCCCGGTCGTACCGGATACCACTGGATACCAACCACTTGCAGCATACTATCGCCTCACTGCCAATGACCCGCTGATTCTAAGACTTATCCACAGACTCATCAACCGGCACGGGATCTTTGGTGAATATCGACTCCCCGTACTTCTCGTAGATTCTTAGGTATCTGCGCATTGTGTCGTAGTGTACGCCCATGACTTGCGAGATAGACCAAGTGTCTACGCCTCGCTCAAAAAGAGACATCGCCTCCTGCATTTGGTTTTGGTTGAGCTTCACAACTAATCCCCAGATTTTTGTAGTCAGGCCAATGCCCGGCACAGACCATGTTTGTGTAGTGCGCCTCTTCTGCAAGCGCGTCTTGATAATCCATCTCCCCCACAAAGCCCAGCATGACGACGCCGGCAATCAAGCTTATGGAAGGTAAAACGTAACGCGAGTATCTCATGACTAGAATCCTCGTTTTAATCGGTAAGTTTTTTGCGAACTGATAATGCTTGCCTCTTCAGGCTCTGACCTTTCTGGCACCCAACGCTTCCTATCGTTTTTAAACTTGTCTTTGAGATCAGCCTCGCTGGCAGCTACGACAACATAACTATCCCGGCGCACAGTCTCTACCGTAACAACGTAGACCTGCTCATATTCCTTTTGGCGCTTCTCCGCTTCCGCTTCTTCCATGCTGTAGCACTGCACCCGCGCACCCTGTTTTGAGTAAACGTCTACGCGTCGACTTAAAGGCTTATTGCCACTACGAAAGGCGTACTCCAATGCGTCATTGATTGCGTGTTTTTTGAGTGCAGCGTCAGATAGATATTCGCTGTTGCCTTGTGCATCGAGCCCGCAGACAGACCAAACCTTCCATTCATCAACCCAGTCGACGACCACTGATTCCCATGAATAGCTCATAACATAGCTCCTATGCGCTTAATACGCGCCGGTAAGTCTTCGATATCGAACTCGTTTAGGTGCGGAAA